AGTAATGACCCAGAAGATTTAATGCTCATAATTATGGAACTTTTTACAGAAGAAGTTTTATATCCAGAACCAGGAAAGTTTTATACTTTTTTCTACAATGCAAAAACACCAAAATTAGAATATGACCAACATCCATTAATTGCTTGCACTTCACTGGAAAGGTGGGGGTTTAGAGGAATTAATTTTCATTGGAGAAAGGCAAGGCAATATACTTGGGAAGAAGTCTCAGGAAAACTTCATATTGTTAAATATAATGAACTTGATGAACTACTCACAATACCTTATGCAAAATTCCGTCTAAATAAATAAAACCATTCGTGTCTAATGGCAACTAGACTACCTCCAGGTCAAGGAGCACTTCAAAACTGGAACAATATAAATTTAAACAAACCAGAGCAATATTCATCAGAATTTATTGTTGGTGGAAATAAGTTTGCGAATGTAACTGATGTTTCCACAGGACAGAGACAATTATATTTTGTGCAACCTGTATCTAATCAGAGAGGGTTACTCACAACAACAAATGCAGATGGAACAATAACAAAAGGTGGTAATTATGATAACTTTAATCAAGGTAACCCAGGAAAATTAGCAGCAGCAGAAGCAGCAAGCAAACAGGCATCTGTTGTACTTTTATCAACTCCAAATATATCAACACCAGCAGAATCAGCAGCAATAAAAAATTCAAGTCAATTTAAATCAACTGCTGCTGGAAATAATGCAGCAACTGGTGGATCTGCTAGTGAGTCTGCTCCAGTTGTAAACCCACCATTAGACAAAGATACAAAAAAAGGAGATGCAGGATCTTTTGTGTATCCTGCAAACTTGGCTCAAACGCATCAGGATATAATTAAATTTAATCTGATAAAATACATCCCCGGTGGAATTCCAACCCCAGGTAGATCGGGAAGACCTGCTTCAGGTGAAATATTAGGAACTGTTGTTCTTCCAGTTCCTAATAACATTTCTGATGTCAATGCTGCCGAGTGGGGAGCAGATAAAATGAATGCTGTTGAAGCTGCAGCAGCAGCTGCTGCTTTTGCAAGTATTACGGATGGTTTTGGCGCAGGAATGGAAAGTGTTGGGGCATCTCTTAAACAATTTGGATCAGATCCAACAAGCAAAAAATTTGTAGCAGCTGGGTTTGCCGGTGCAGCCATGGGTGGTGAAGGTGCTAAAATATTATCAAGGGCAAGTGGTCAAATTGTAAATCCTAATGTGGAACTCTTGTTTAATGCACCAACATTAAGAGCTTTTAGTTTTACTTTTAAATTAGCAGCAAGAAATCCAGATGAAGGAAAAACAATTATTAAAATTATAAGATTTTTTAAGAGAGGGATGTCTCCAATTAGATCAGAATCAAATTTATTTCTAAAATCACCTAATACATTTACAATTCAATATATGAAGGGGGACGCAGATAACCCCAACATAGGTAAAATAAAAGAATGTGCCCTACAAAGTATAACTACTAACTACACTCCTGAAGGACAATATGCAACCTTTAGTGATGGTGTGATGGTTTCTTATCAAATTACAATGCAGTTTTCAGAACTTGAACCAATATTCACTAAAGATTATGATAGTTCACCAGATGGAATAGGTTTCTAAAATGTCAAGTTATTTTCAAAGAGTTCCAGATTTCAATTATGTTAGCAGACTTCCTGATTCTAAAATAGGAGATTATATTCGTGTAAAGAATTTATTTAAAAAAGGAAAACTCAGAGAAGACATTTTTCAGAATCTTGCCTTTTTTGAGAAGTATAAAATCATTGGAGATGCTCGTCCTGATAATGTTGCATTTGAAGTTTATGATGACTCCTCATTAGATTGGCTTATTCTTTTATCAAATAATGTTCTTAATGTCCAATCAGAATGGCCATTACCTCAAACAGATTTTGATAGATTTGTATTAGATAAGTATGGTGATTATAATACTCTTTATAATGGTGTTCATCATTATGAAACTATAGAAGTTAAAAATAGTCAAGGAGTTGTAATTGTTCCTAAAGAACTTCATGTAGATTCTTCTTATTCTGTAAGTTATTACGATAATCTTACAGGTGAACAAGTTACTACAGGAAATATTGCAACTCCAATCACAAATTATCAATACGAAGAAGAAATAGACAATAATAAGAGAAATATTTTTTTACTTAAACCCAGATACTTAAATATAGTTTTTGATGATATGGAAGAAATTATGGTATACAAAAAAGGATCCACTCAGTATGTGAGTGAATCCTTGAAGACTGGAGATAATATCAAACTCTATAGTTGATTACTCTGCCAATTTTTGGAAATATGAGAGTGCATCATCCTCATCTTCATCAATAGCAGTGACTGTAGGAAGTGTAGGAGACTTAGAACGAGTATAAGACTGCTCAATTTCTTCTAGAACTTTAGCCTCACGATTTACTGGTTGATTATAAGATTCATACTCCTCTTCTTGTTCAACCACAGCACGAGATTGTGTAGGAGAAGAAGTATGAGTCAAACCAAGAACCATATTCATTCTACGCTCAAGATCCTCATAGGACTTAAATTGATCTGGTGCAGTGATTGCAATTAGAGAATGCTCTTTCTTCCAGATTGTTTCCATAGCATCATCGTCATTCAGTAAGGGACTTACACGATCAAACTCTGACTTATCATAATTCCAATACCCATCTTTCTTTACGATCTTCATCTTAAAGTTAGCACCTTGCCAGAAATCAAATGGATTGATTGGTGATTCATCTTCAAATTCTGGTTGCATTGCATTCAGAATTTTATCAAAGATTTTCTTGCCGTACTTAAACAAGAAGACCTTACCTTCATTGGAAGGATTTGTAGGATCTTTTACTACATAGATGTTGCTGTAGTAAGAGAGTTTGCGTTTCTGCTTACGAACAGTATCCTTATCTTTCTCATTACCACTATTCCAGAGTTCACGATTATATTCTGAAACAGGATCTTTCTGACCTACAGTAGTCAGACTGTTCTCAATATACCATCCACCATTTCCTTGAAATGCATGAGTGTATAATTTTACCCATGGAACTTCCTCACCATCAACGGCAGGAAGGAAACGAATTATTGCAGAACCCACCCCTGTTTTATCCATCTCTGGTTTCCAGAGACGTTCATCGGCACCACTCGAAGTAGTGCTCATTTTTTCTACTTGCTTCACTAATTTTTCAGTGAGTGAACCAAGAGATGATTGCTTTTTAAGATTAGCAAAATTAGTCATTGATTACCTTTTGTTAGTTGGATTTGGCTTTTGTGTACTTCTTTATTCTACAGGTCGGAACCTGTTTTGTCAATTTGTTGTCTCATCACTCCAAGCATTTTTGTCATATTGCTAAAGATAACATTCATATCAACATTAATAGGAAGACCCATCATCTGAGCAGAGTCAGAAATTTTTTTCTTCATCTCTTTTGCTTCAGGATCATCAGATAAACTCAAACGTGTATAAAGAATTTGTTGTTTATTCAAAAGTTTTTCCAAGAGAATGACGTGCTCAATTTTTTCCTCTTTTGTCATCAGAGGAAATCGAAATACACTTACATAAATCTCTTCCTGCATATTTGAGATTTCAATCATCTCTGCATGGACAAGTTCAGAATTAAAAAAACTCATTGCTCTCCCAGAATAATTTCTTTCAAAATTTTACGAAAATGAAATATATCAATATTTATGAATGATCTATATTTTTTAATTCTACGACTGACTGTTTCCCACACAGGGTCATTTAATTTCTTATCAAACGTGTTCCCGAACAGGAATATTCTATCATATATCACTAGGGTTTCTAGGCTAATATTCCCGCTCAGGAAATTCCTTAAAACGACTGGATGCCCCCTTTTGCAAGTAAATACATCTTCAAATTTGTGTTCTCCAAAGAGATATTCAGATTCTTCTTTAAAAAGATATGATAGTGATTGAATTTTTTTCTGCCAGTTCTTATACCTCTCTTCACCTTCTTTGATTATATCACCAATCCAAAGAGTTTCTGGGTCAGAGCAGGATGCAAAGTTT